ACCGGGTCGCCGGCGGGCACCAGCAAGCGGCGGTCCTGCATCGCCTCCTTCAGCCCGGTGGCAAGGTCCAGCTTGGTGCCGACCCCGAAGATCACGCCGTCCACCCGCGCCTCGCCATACCGGCGCTTGGCGTCCTCGACGGGCTTCTCACCCATGCCGGTCTGGTCCATGGCGGCCCGCGAGACGCGATAGCGGCGGAACACGTCGTCCAGCAGCTCGTCCTGCCGCGCGAAGCTCAGCCGCTTCTCGGCGATGATCTCGCGCGTCACCAGCCGGCCGTCATCGGCCTCGATCACCCAGATCACGAACAGGTCGTTCCGCGCCGCGATGTCGACGCCGACGAAGCAGGGCCCGCCGTTGTAGCGCACCGGGTGCCCCGCGAACGGGCTTTCGCAGGCCGAGATCAGGTCATAGTCCAGCCAGCTCGACGCTTCGTCGAGCCACTTCAGCTCGTATTCCTGCGCCCAGGCGTCCTCGTCCGCCATGCCTGCGCGCAGCTCGTCGACGTTCCGCGGGCAGCCCTCGGCCACCGCCTCGTAGATGTCGATCGCGTGGCGGGACCAGACGCTGTCCTCGCCCGTCATCAGCTCGAAGAACTTGTTGCCCTTACCGTTGGGCGTCGAGATCACGCGCAGTTTCTGGCCGCCCTTCGAGATCACCGGGAACAGCGCCGTCCAGATCTCGCGCGACTTGGCGTGGAACGCGAACTCGTCGAGGATCACGTTGGCCGAGAACCCGCGGGCGGTGTCGGGGTTCGCGGGCAGGGCGGTGATGCGCGACCCGCCCGGATACTTGACCTCCAGCATCTTGTAGATGGCATCCGGCCCCTTCTCCTGGGGCGCACGGAACTCGCCCTCGGAATACTGCGGGGCACCGCCCTTCAACAGGGTGTTGTAGGCGCCGTAGAACGCCCGGGTGATCGGCTGGATCGCCTCCGCCATCGCCTCGGCCGCCTGCCGTTCCCCCCGGCTCAGGATCACCCAGCGTGCCCTGCGCCCCGCGATCTCGGCCTGGATGCAGTCGTCGACACATTCGCCGCAGGTCGTGAAGGTCTTGCCGATCTGGCGCGACATCATCCCGATCTTGAACCGGGATTTGTCCTCCAGCCAGCGACGCTGGTAGGGGTAGAACTGGATGACGGGGGAGAACCTAGAATTGACCGGGGACATGCAATCAGGTCTCGACCTGGCAGCGACTATCACTCTCGTTGCGGTCATTCTGACTGCCGTCTTCACTGGCGCCAGCGCTTGGTTTCAGCGCGAGCAGGTGCTGCTCTCGAAGCGCGCGTCTCGGAGAAGTGACCCCATCGTTCATCTGTCCAGGATCGAACCTGATAAAGACGGGGGCTGCCTGTTTGACGCGACCGTGCAGGCCGCGGATGCAGAGACGCATTTCGTCATCGTTGGCGTCCGCGTACAGCACCCGCAGTTTTCCGCCAGCAGCATAGCGCTTTGGCGACCTTCTCCTGATGGTCACAGTTTCCCGATCGAGTTCCGGCAAGGTTGGCCGCACGATTTCAGCCGCCGGAGCGATGCGAGATTTATGATCAGCTTGAAGCCACGTCGATGGTCGTTGCCGAAGCTGCGGCGCACCGGCTTTGTTGAGGTCACCTACCTCTGGAGCGATACGCGCCATCAGAAGCTCAAGTGCCGCGGGTACTTCTAACGCTGTTCGCTGCGAGATCATGCGTACCCCATGATCTTGCGCGCTCGCTGCGCCGCTTCGGCGTTCAGGTCGCCCGATGCGACCGTCGCGTCCAGGCGCCCCTCTTCCTCCACCGATCGGAACAGCCGTGACTGCCAGCCGTCCATGTCGATCCAGTTGTAGCGGATCAGGTCCATGTCACCCGGCCCCGACGTGGCGGCGGAAGCGGTCCGCGGCGGCCAGGAACAGTTCGGGCGACTTCTCGATGCCGACGAAACGACGGCCGCTGGACAGGGCGGCAATTCCGGTCGTTCCGGATCCCATGAACGGGTCCAGGATCGTCCCGCCGGGGGCGCAGATCGACACCAGGTCCTGCATCAGCCCGACCGGCTTCTGGGTGATGTGGACCCGCTCCTTCGGCGATGCGTGCGAGAAATGTCCGGGCAGGGGCGGCACGCCCCGGTCCAGCGGCATCGCGCCCTTCGACCCCCAGACGGCGTACTCGCAGCTTGACGCGAACCGCCCTCGTTGCGGGCGCGCGGCCGGCTTGGCCCAGACCACGACGCCGCGCCAGACCCAGCCGCCGGCCTGCACATAGTCGGTGGTCACCGCCAGCTGGCGCCAGTCGGTGAAGGTCGCGATCACCCCGCCATCCCTGGTCAGGTCCAGCGCCTTGGCCGCCCACAGCGTGTTGAACAGGACGAAGCTCCGCTGGTCCCGCATGTCGCCGCCGAAGTCCGGCAGCCGGCGGTTGCCGCTGTCGGACTGGACATACTTCTCGGATGGGGGGCGGGCCCGGTCGCCGGCATGAATGCCGCCCGACGAATAGGGCGGATCGGTGATGACGGCATCGACCGGCCCAACCCGGTCGATCGTGGTCAGGACGTCGCCGCAGAACAGCGTCGCCGCGCCAATGGTAAGGGTGGTCAACATCGCGAAGATCCTCATGCGAAACCCATGATTTCTCGGGCCTTCTGCGCCGCCTCTGCGTTCAGGTCGCCGGATGCGACCGCCGCGTCTAGACGCGCCGCCTGGGCGCGCCTCTCTTCCGCCACCAGCTTCTCGCGCAGGTCGGTGGAACGGATCAGGTTGTTCAGCGCCGTCGTCAGGTCCTTCATGCCGCGCGGATCGGGCAGGTTGTCCGGATCCGACATCAGCATCTGCAGCCGCCACTGGATCGTGGTCAGCTGCTGGAACAGGGCCGAGGTGACGTCGACCTCGCGCTGCAGGCTGGCCTCCTGAAGGAACGCGCGGATTTCCTCCTGCGCCACGGCCTGCGCCTCGGCGTACTGGCGGAAGTCCTGACCGAAGGCGTGGATCGCGCTCTTCTGGATCCGCAGTTCCAGACCCGCGTCCTCGAGCCGGAAGTTCAGGTCCTCCGCCAAGGCCTCATAGTCGGCAAAGCCGCGCGCGATCAGCTCGTCGCGCAGCCATCCCTTCAGTTCGGCCGGCAACAGGTCGACCTTGCGGGGCGGGGGCATCTCAGCGCCTCGGCGACGGGCGCTGGATCTCCGGGTGCGTGGTGACGCCCCGGGCGATCTCGACACCTTCCTGCGTGGCCACGGCCACCACGAAGTCGCCGTGGTCGGTGAGGGTCACGAAGCCGTTGTCCTTCAGCCAGACCAGCTCGGTCGTGACCTGCGAGCGGCTTGACTGCAGCCCGAGCCCGGCCAGGACGTCGGTCAGGATCGACGCATTGCTGGCGTACTCGGCGCAGTTCTGGAGGTGGCGCAGGATGGCAAGGCGCCGGTGGCGGCGGACCGTCTGTTCATAGCTCACCGCTTGCCCTCCAGCAGATGTTCCTCGTGGCGCGTCACCACGCCCTCGACCCGGATCAGGATTTCCTTCTGGCCCGCGATCGTCTCGTTCATCCGGGCGAGTTCGCCGCTGATCTTCGCCATGGCGAGCTCCAGCGCGTGCAGTTCGGTCCGGCCGGGCAGTGCGTCGATGGCCTGCTCGACCTTCTGGGTCCGCCGGTCGAGCTGATCGACGCGGTCGCCATGGGCCCGGAACCGGGCGTCGATGTCGCGGTGACGGCCGCCGAACCAGGCGACGATCATGGCGGCGATCGAGACCACGAACGTCGTGACCTTGATGACCATGTCGACGATGTCGAAGGTCATTCCGGGCACGACGGGAAACTGGAAATGCGCACGCGGGTCCCCGGGCTGTCAGCGGATCATTGTCCGCAACCTGCCATTGAGACCCCGGCCGCACGCCCTGGACAGCTGTCCGGTGGCGGCCCTTCCGCGCCCTGACCGGCGCGGCACCCTGACACTGCGTCAGGGATCGCTGTCTGTCAAAGGTCCGTGTCGAAGTCGAACAGCGGCAGCTGCCGCCGGTCCTTCGCGTCCTGCTGGGCCTTGTACCGACTGATCGCGCGGACCGTCAGCTCGCAGGCCAGGGCAGTCTGGGTCAGGCTGGCGCCTGCGGCCAGCATCCGCTTCGCCCGGGCGCGGCGCTCGCCGATGCCGCGCCCGGCGCCCATCGGCAGGTCAAGCCGTCCGTGGCCGAAATGGACGATCATCCGATGGGCGTCGATCTCGCCGATGATGTCGGCCAGCTTGCTGCCCGCGGCGCGCTTCGGGATCTCGATCTGCGTGCCGCCCCGCGCGGCGAGAAGGC